AGTGCGATAGAACGTGTAGTCTCCGTATTAGTAGGTCTAGCTTCTCATCATTATGGTTCCTAGCAGACTTTCCTTGTATCTCATAAGCAAGGTCTAAACCTTCACTGACTATTCTTTTTACTAATTTAGGTGCTGGCATCTTTTACTCCTCAGTTACACTGTTTAGATAAACCTCATACTCACACTCACTCACTGAATGCGAGCCACTGAATTTCCTGGTTAGGGTAACTTCGAAATCTTCATTGATGAGATACACGCCCTGGTCAGTTCGAAGGAACCTTCGATTGCAAACCTCTACTACCTGCAGTGCTTGGTTCGTAGTGATGTAATTGCTAGATGAACCAACACCGCATCCGGTAACAAAGATCGAAGTAACGAATATGAATATTAAGGAGTACAAGACTGCCTCACCATCTCAATATCGTTACTATCGTATTGAACAACTTCACACCCACAGCCAGTGAGTATCAGTACAAACAAACAAACCGTGAATACGGCTAACGTGTATTTCATCTATTCATCTCCTTCGATCTCTATTTTTGAAATTATTCTTAAAGTTCTAAGGTCAACTTTTTTGTAGCCATCACCAGCGGGAAAGTGCGCACGCACATAAGCCTTTAGTTCTTCCGTTGTAGCGTTGCCATAGGTTCCCTCTCGATATTTACCGTTTACTTTCACAAAAAAATGGTAGCGGTATTTCATCTATTCATCTCCCTCTAGGTTATAGGCAATTAAAAAAACCAGCATCGTTACACCCATCACTAAAGGGCCTGCATAAATTTGTGCAAAGAACGAATCCATTACCTATCTACCCCACGCATTACAACGATCTGCACTGGCCACAAACCAAGCAGATACACTGTCTCCATCTCTCCCGTCACAGAACTCCATGTAACTGTTCGCCTAAAAAAAAGCACAGGACTGTCAGTCCCGACCGATACTAGTGCTATCCAAGATCTGAAAAGTTTGATTCGCTTAAACATTTAGATCCCCCAAACGTGTCGAAGGTTAAGGCGTGCTGCCCAGTCAATTGCTTCCTGTTCACTCATTCCAGCGGCTACTGGGCATGTGTCAGAAATATCCATGACGCCGAATTTTCCGTTCTCAAACTTAACTACTTTGTACTGGCACTCTTTTTTGTTTTTTTTGATTCCAGTAAAGGTTTTCATTACTCACCTCTTTTTACGGCGAAAAGCGCCACATTAATTTTTCTCAATTCAAAACCTTGTCCGAGTAATTCCGCGACAAGTTTGCAATCTTTCAGCGTTGCATAGTCGTCGATGTATTCTCCGGCTTCGTCCAAGAGGAGCCATGCGCTGTTTTGCTCTTGCTCGCCGTCGCGTTGCGCGCTGTACGATCCGTTTGTGTATCCGTTTCCCGTTCGCTTCCAGTTTTTCTTTTGTTTCGTTGCTTCCATAGTTAAATAATACCAACACTTCGTGTCACAAATATGTTCCCGGCTAGATTCAATTGTGAAGATTTCACCACAATGCCCGGATCTGAGAGCCCTAAAATTTGCACCAGGATGCCCTGTACGGGCCTGGGAGCATTCAACCTATGGGTAGACAAGGGCCCTATCTAGGCACAAAAAAGGGAAATTACCGATTTTTGCCAGATCGGCTATGGACTAAGTGCTTAATATCGTTAGTAATTGGTATGGCGCTTTGTTTCAGCGCGTTTACATTTTGTTTGATTCTACGCCGCTGTGCGTTGTATGGTGGGTTTTGAGAATCCGCCCACGCAGGGCCTGTTTCAAAGGAAGGCCCTCCAATGTACAGAAAACCCTGCGTGGGTGTTTTATTTTGAGGTGGTTTATGGATACGAACGAAGCTAAATGCGGGAAGTGTAAATACGGTTACAGTCTATTGCGATTGTGAAATCGGGCAACGTCAGAGGTTCTTCCAGGGCAAGTTACGACAAATGGCATTTCGAAAAGAAGTGATGGATCGTTTGGGTGAAAGGTGAAAAATTGGGGAGAGGCCGAAACCCCTCCCCAAAGTAATTAGATACCGCCTTTACCAGGGCCAGACATCATCCTAGTCGGGCTCGATTCGGGAAGATCGAGTGGTTGAACGGTAGCAACGTAGTCATTCAATAATCTACGAGCCTTTTCATTCAACGCGCGAACTCTACTTTCATCGAATGGCAACAACCCCGCTCCCATTCTAGAACTTTGTGAATCACAGCACTCGATCATCATCAACTGGAGGTAGTAGATCACGTCGCGGATAGATTCATTCTCAACAGTAGTGATCGTTTCATCTGGCATTAGATCGATAGGAATTTTTCTTGGATGCGATTCTGGGAGATCGATTTGAGGTTGCGAAACAACGTGGTTTAAATAAACATCAACCGCGTCAAGGTACTGGGCCCATCTCAATTGATCGAACTCGTTTACGAAGGCACCGCCAGAGCTGACAGACTTGAATAGTTCGAATTGGAATCGTTTAACTCGATGTACGATACCGCTGACATCGTGGTTATAGGTTTCTAGGGTTAGGGTTGTTGGGTTTGCCATTTATTATTCTCCTTAAGGATTGTTTATGAATAGCCCACATGGGCCTGCAATTGCGGGATAAGAATAATTATACACGCCGAACCAATACAACGTGCTAGGCGTTATTTAGACGAGCGTATTCAATGAGTTACAAATTAGCTACGGTTTCTTCTTAGCGATCCACCCTATCGATGTGTTGGGATCTCCCCAAAAAATATGCCCACAGATCACACCAGAAGCGAACGGGATGATCGGTGCAGCCCGACTAAACTCCCATAGCTTCCAACTAACAGATGCGGTCAACTCACCTCTGAAGATAAAGAGTGCTGCGATATCCCAGATAACCACAGCTGCAGCCGCAACAATGATCACGATCCCGCTTATTTTATTCCCTAGTTTTGCGTCAAATTTCATTTAAAACACGTTTTTCTTTTATTGGAGCGCCACGGTCAGAATCACACTGCCCTTTCCCAGCTGGTAGGCTGGTCGCATCGTTCTCTATGCTTGTGGCGCGAAAATCCATTATAAATTTATGTTTAGGAAGCACGCTGATTTTTCTAAATTGATCTATAGTATTTTTACCATCCAGAACACGTTGACGCATATTTCTTTCATGTATTGGTTTACCGCTATGGAATACCCACCTAACTTTAGGCCCGTATTCACCGCAGTATTTCCAAGCACCAGCTTTATATATAGTTCCAGCATGACCCATATTTTGATCTGCGTAAGAAACAATTATCAAATTTCCTGGGCAGAATTTTCTAAACAATTTTATAGAGATTGATACAATTTTTGTTACCTCTGTCTTGTGTCTATTCAAAGCGATTCTACTCAGTTCAGAAAGCTGTTCTGTTGGTACACTAAATGTTTTCGCTATGTTAGGGCTTGGCCCCATTGAGAAAACTACAACACCGATAAAAATATTATTTTCCCATACACCGAATTTTACTGTTTTTCCAGCTGGTAGACATTTAGAGTAATGCCATTTTTTGCAAGCATATAAAGCGGCTTCATGAGTTGCCCAGTCAATCAACAGTTTTGGCTTCTGATTTTTCAAACACTACCCCACAGCTAGGACATTCTAACCTTTTATTTTTATCAAGGCGGCTTTGATCATTTTCTGATCCTGGTTCAAAATTAGGATCTAAACTGAAATCTTGAATACCAAGCATATCAAGATCAAGATCAGGCCCTAAATCTCCAAGGTCATCATTGATGCCAGAAAAATCAAGTTCAGCCCATGAAGCGATTGCGTTATCTGCTACACCAAAACCATACTCAGATTCGATATTGTCAAAATCTTGGTAGCTGACTGGTACATGAGTTAGTCCCATCTTCTTTGCAGCCATCAATCTACCGTGACCAGCTGCGATGTAACCAGTTTGATTACTAACTATGATCGGATTTCTAAATCCATAAAAACCGATCAGCGACACAAGCCTATTTATCTGATCCCCACTATGCCTATTTCTGTTTTTTGGGTTTGGTTTTAGCTTATGTATATCGATCATTTCTACCGTTGTTATTTTACTATTTTCTTTTTGCAATGGTTCTCCCTAGTGCACTTAGCCTACGGGTTACAGTAACGCTACAGTAACCAACACAGTGTGATATCTCACTTATCGTTAGGCCAATGTTATACATTCTAACAATGATCAAATCCTCTGATTTAGTCACTTTTTTTGGCACACCTTTTCGCCCGTAGTCGACATTTAGAATATCCCTAGCGTGAATGATGTTTTCTCTCTGAGTTACCCATTCTAAATTTGACACCCTGTTATCGCTAGTGACGCCATTCTTATGATTTATATTCGGTTTATTTTCTGGGTTTGGCAGGTATACATCAGCGATAAGCCTATGTGCTAAATATGAAGTACCACGTATTGATAACTGCAGGTACCCGCGTTTTGTTCTCCATAACTTCCGTTTAACTCCAGTTTTTATTGAAAAGATTTCGCCGCACCTACTTATTTTGAATGGCAATCTTGGGTGTTTTCTCAGTTCTTTAAATCGGGCCACTGTTTTCAAATGGAATATCTCTTAAATTTTAAACGTGTATACGCGTGCAGTACTCAACAATGCACCATAACACCCCTTGTACAAGCCTAGAGCCTGTCTTGAAGTAGACTAAAAACTACCCGAATGTCCATCAAATATAAATACGAATGCCCTAACTGCAAACTCGATGTTTATTTTGAAGTTAAAATCCCAGTAGAAACATATGTCTGTCCTGAATGCAGAGAACGTGCGCTGCGCATCACAGGCTATAAAAGAGATGGATCGCTAGCCCTGTTTGAACTACTCGAAAAGGTAAACGACCTAGAGCGGCGAATAGAAAAACTAGACTACCTAGTAAACGAATCAGACCTAGACAAACACCTAGTTTCTTGACTTGTCTACAATGTGACACAATATAAAACCCTAAACGCCAAAAACATGAGGTATCCAGTGGGCAAAAAATTGGAAGTCACAGACAAACAAACCGTAGTAATGCGGGGAACCAAAGAGTTTAGGCTCGATCAATTCCTACTCAAACCAGCTAAAAGACTTAAGAACAAGTCTTGGACTGCCAATGCTCCAAAGTTTATCAGAGAGATCCATACCCACTTCTATCGATCCCATAACCCTAGAACAGGGGAAACTACCGACCTGTGCATTCAAACCGGCCTGCACTGGCATAAAGTAAAAGTTGAATGGGACACTGATGAAAAAGGTGAACAGTACATAAAATCAGCTACATGTGGTCCCGCACTAAAAAAAGTAGAGGTGCGATCAGGTGGTAGAGCATTGCCCGTAACCAAGCTATCACCCATCCGATGGAAGACGATGACTGGCACAAGTTCCAATGAAGACGATGAAGATATCATCAACCTAGACGCTGAAAATGTGGACTGGGTTTACGACGATCACACCCATGAAGTTGAGTATATGCACTCTGAATTTATGGACATGAACACCAGCAAGCAGATCATGGATAAAAACAAGGCACAGATATCAAACGCCATGGATCGCAGCGCACCTGTTGAGAAACAAGCACTAGCTGCAGCGGCTATCAAAGAATCTGCAGATAACGCGCCTGCACAGGAAAGCTAGGATGTTCCTTTTAGAGATAACCCTTGGTTTTGATAAGGCTTTGCGCGATCTCACCCAAGAGCATTGCAAGGAAGATTGGAAAGAGATCTACCAATTCTGCAAAGGGCATCAGAACAAACCACTGGTACTGAGAAACCTATCCCAACAAATTTATGAAGCTGAAAGGTCGGTGAAGGTTAAACTAGACAAAGCGCGGCGTGATAAACTAATCGAAGTGGCTGCAGCCTTGTTCATCGATCAGACCATAAAACAAAGGCATCAAGCATTAGCCTCTAGTGCAGAGCGACAGCGAATCAGGGATGAGAGTAGAAGTCCCGAAGAAAAGGCTAAAGAAATCTTAGGGGACACAATAGAAGAAATAGATACAACTAAGGGATTGAACTAATGCCAGCCGGTAGACCTAGAATAGTTCTCACCGATGAGGAGCTAAACCAGTTAGAAGTGTTAGCTGGTATGGGCGCTCCACAAGAAGATATTGCCTCATGGTTCGGAATGTCTGTAGATACTTTGATGCGAAATTTTGCGGAACCTCTTAAGAGAGGATCTTCAAAAGTCAACAACAGATTGCGTATGGCACAGTATCAATCGGCTATTGGAAATGAAAAGAAGAAGATCAAACCCAACCCAACTCTGCAGATCTGGTTAGGTAAACAATTGCTAGGACAGTCAGACAAGTTCGAAGTGGGCAATAAAGACAATGAAGGATTCGAATTCGTTCAGCCCACAAAAGAAACTAAGTGATTTATCAGAACAAAAATTGCTTATGATCTAGAACGCATCCCGCACCAAAAAGAATTCCACCTATCTACAAAGCCTAAAGTCTATCTCTCTACCGGATTCGGTGGCGGGAAAACATATGCCCTAGTGATGAAAATATTCGCCCTGATGAACGCTAATAGAGGTATTCCAGGCGGCCTACTAGTACCTAATATCAAAATGTACAAACGTGACGTACTACCTACATTCATGGATATCATTCGAACTAACGGTATCAGGTACAAATACAATAAATCTGAACTAAGGTGGTTCTTTCCTGGCACTGGGAGTGAAATGTACGTCTTTCATTCAGAAGATGATGGACAATCGATCCGTGGTCCTAACCTAGGTTGGGGAGCTATCAACGAAGTCACCCTATGCAGCCGAATGGCTTATCTAGCGTTCCTATCCAGAATGCGACACGCTAAATCAAAACTACTACAGACAATAATGAGCGGTACTCCAGAGGGGTTTAACTGGACTTATGAGGATCTAGTAGAGAACCCTCCAGAGGATCTACACCTAATTTTCGGAGATGCTAGAGAGAATACTTTCCTTCACCCTTCATACTTTAAAGACTTAGAAGGTGCCTACGATGAACAAATGCAGAAGATGTACATTGGTGGTGAATTCATCAACCTATCTGGCAATAGGGCTGTGTACGCGTTCAATAGGCAGAAACACGTGTCAGAAAAGTACACCAGAATTCCAGACACCCCTGTTTTGGTAGCCCTGGACTTTAACGTCAATCCAATGGCAGCAAGCCTCTGCAATATCGTAGTAGAGCATAGGAACCGATCCGGCCTAGCTCCCAAGACAAGGCTACGCGTGTTTGATGAGATAAAGATCAAAGGTGCCGATACATGGCAATTCTGTGAGGTGCTAAAAAGGAAGCTAGATATCCCTATCTCTACCTCCCATGATGCAGTAACGATCTACCCCGATCCGTCTGGTGTAGCTCATTCTACGAAGTCCAGGTACACTGATATTGAGATCCTAGAATCTGAGGGATTCACAAACATCAAATACAAACGGGCACCTAGCGTTAGAGATAGCCTGAACGCGTTGAACAATTTATATTCAAGAAACGCTATTGAGGTTTATGCGGGGTGTAAAAACTTCATAGCCGATCACGAGCAATGCGTATTGAAGAAGGACAAGTTTGAACTGGATAAAAGCAATCCTGGTAGAACACACTGGGTTGACGGTATACGATACCTAGTCGAACACGAATTTCCAATATATAAGAGAAAACCAGCAAGGGAAGTTAGATACCTATAAGGGGACAGCATGGGCGATAGTCAAGACAGAATTGTAGAAGAAGCGTTTAGAGCCAAAGTCATCGATGAAATGATCGATAATCAGGAGAACCTTGATAGGCGTACCGCTAACCTCAGGAAGCATGAAATCTACAGAGACAAAAACGCTAAGTGGGTTATCGCAGCCCTTCACCATGAGGAGTTTGATCCCGCGGTTAGATGCCAGATGGAGAATCGAGTTAGTGATATTTCTATCTGTAGGAAGATCATCAACAAGCTAGCTGTTACCTATAATACTGGAGTAGTTCGAACTGTAGAGGATCAGAACTCCCAAGAATCTATCAATGCCCTAGAGGGTGAGATGGATATCAACACTGCCATGAAAAAGGTTGATAGGTACAGACAGCTATTCTCCAATGCCATGCTGCATCCAGTACCCGTAAAGAACACCAGACAAAGCAATCTATCAGGTACTCCTAAATACGATCTTAAGCTGAAAGTCCTCTCACCATGGGAGTATGATGTAATCGAAGATCCAAACGATCTAACCAAGCCTCAAGTAGTTATCCTAAGTGATTTTCCAGAGCGGTTCCGATCTCAAAATTCATCAGACCGTGGCGCTAAGGGCAAACGTCCTTTCCCTGGTGCGATACTCTCTGAAGGGGATCGAGTAGATCAAGCCATTGCTGATAGTCCATCTGACAAAGGCGTTGACGATGATAAACGTGAGTTTATCTGGTGGTCTGATAACTGGCATTTCACTACCAACTCACAAGGGTTGATCATCAATGTTCCCTTTCCAGAGAAAACAGGTGTTGATCAAATTAGAAACCCTATCGGATACCTACCGTTTACTAACGTGACGCGTGATCAAGACTGTCACTTCTGGGCACAAGGCGGTGACGATGTTCCCGACATCAGCATCCTGATAAACAAGATCATGACAGATATCAATTTCATCACCTACCTACAGGGTTGGGGACAGTTGGTTATCAGTGGCAAGGATATCCCAAACAAGCTAACAGGTGGTCCTGGCAAGGCTTTTGTCTTTCAGCAAAAAGACGGTGATCCAACACCACAAGTATTTTACGCGACTAGTAATCCGCCTATTGCAGCGTGGCTCGAAACAGCTAAGGCTCAATTGGCAATGCTACTATCGACTAATAACCTAAGCGTGAGACAAATTGCCACAAACCTAGACGTGTCTACTGCAGCCAGTGGCATCGCTTTGATGATCGAAAATAGCGAACTGCTTGGAAACACAGAGGATCTGCAACAGCTGTACAGGGACAAAGAACCTGAAATGTGGGAGATCATCCGGCGCTGGCATGAGTTCTATTGGGACAGAAAAGCCCTGACAGAGGATTTCCAGAGCATCAATAAATTTGTCGATAGCGATGTAAAGCTAAATTGGCCGCGTATGCGTACACCGATCACAGAGCGTGAAAAGTTAGAGGAGATCAAGTTACGCAAGGAGTTAAAAATCAGCACTCCTATAGAGCTACTACAAAAAGACAATCCCGATCTCACTAATGAGGAGGCTGAAGAAAAGCTAAAAGAGTTAGAGGCTATCAAGGAAGAGAACGTAGCTAAGTTTGGAATGCCTCCAGTCCCCACGCCTAAAGATGAAGAAGAAGAAGTAGAGAAGGAGACAGATGTAGAAGAAGAGACTGACTAATGCCAGCCGTAAAATATACATTCAATCCGTTTGAATTAGCAGGGGTTGATCCTCCAGAGAACGCAGAGGAAAGGCAAGCTGCAGTTGAGGAGATAGCAGACTTTATACACGAACAAGTTCTATCGGACGTTGCATCAACAAAGAGCCCTATAGACAATAGAAAATTTCAAAGCCTTAGCAAGGATTACAAAAAATTCAAGAAAAGCCAGGGAAGGAGTGGTGTACCTAACCTAGAGTTTACCGGATCGATGTTAGACGCACTCCAAACAGTGATAAAGGGAAACAAGATCACTCTTCAAATTAAGGGTAAAGAATCTGGCAAGGCTGATGGGCATAACAATCATTCAGGAAAAAGCACGCTACCTACTAGGCGTTTCATTCCGTTAGATGAAGGGTTTCGACCGGGAATATTGGAGGGTGTCAGAAGGATCATTGACGCACTGAAATAATGGCAATCAAGTTTAAATCATCTGTCAACGGTGCCGATGCAATCAATCAAAAGCTAAAAGCACTCAGAGCACCTCTACAGCAAAAAGACTATAAAGAGATCGGTAGACGAATAGTTAAGTCAATGAAGTCTCTAATATCTAAAGGCTTATCACCTATTCGCGGTGGCGGTTTCAGCAAGCGGTTTCCTAAATACAAACGACAAGACGATCCAAGAGGATACCCAGCAACAGTTAAATCCAAGTATAGGACGAAGAAACAACGTCCTGTGAACTTAAAACTTAGTGGGAAGTTCCTAGATGCACTAAGTTACAAGGCTAATAGTTTTGGAGTGACGATAGGATATTTCAAGAATTCAGAAGCTAAAAAAGAGGAGGGACACCGAAAAGGTGCGAATACTCAACCGAAAAGGCCGACTATTCCAGACGCCAGTAACAGAGAACTTTTCACAGCAACTATCCAAGATGAATACTTAAAAGTCGCAAACTCAAGGGTTTCACAGATAGCAAGAAAGAAAAATTGACACAAAACAACAATAAGGAGTTAGAATAATGAGTGATAGTAACATTCCTGCAGGCAGTGCCTCAGGCGTTGAAAGCAGTGCTACAACGGTGCCCGAAACTTCAAACGGGCAAAACACCGAAACAACAGAATCGATAGTCACTACTCCAAAGGTCGTATCCTTTAAAGTAGCCGAACAGTACAAGGCTGACATGTTCAAATTTAAGGACAAGGTCAGAGACTTAGAAACTAAGTTAGGTGATATGGAATCTCAGCGCCTTAAAGAAAATGAAGATTACAAAGCACTCTATGAACGCGAAAAAGCGGCGGCGGAAGCAGCGAAGAAGAAAGCGGAAGATCTAGGCGGATATCTGGAACAGGATAAAAAGTTCAATGAGGTTAGAGCAGAGGCTCTACAAGCTGGGTTGAGGCGTGATGCAGTAAATGACTTGGAACTGTTGGGTAAATTCGACGGTGTACAAGTTGAGGTAACTAATACGGGAAGGTTTGAAGTTCACGGTGCCAAAGATTTTGTGCATCAACTTAAACAGTCCAGACCGCATTGGTTCTCTGATACTACTGCACCACAAGTAAACGGTGGGCGTGGCGGTGCCGCTTCCCCAACAGCCAAAACATTAAGCGTCAGTGACGCTGTTGCGGTTGAGAGAAAATATATGAGGAAAGAAATCACTAGGGATCAATACCTAGAGTTCCTTTCTAAGTATGATAAACAAAAAACAATTTAACCCAGAGGTAACTAACCATGGCTGATTTATACGAACGCGGAAGTACTGAACTATTGGCATTGCGCCCAGAAGTTTGGAGTGCACTATTTTATTCGACACTACTGGAAGCATTGCCTTTCAATTCTAGTGTTGCAACGGATTACGAAGGGGACATCCGCGCTTTAGGTGATCGAGTTCACATTTCGCAGTTCCCGCAATTTAGTGCGGCTACTACGATGAACGAAGAAGATTGCATTGACGCTGATGCTGTCACTGCAGTTCCTTTGGAACTCGTAGTTGATAAACAAATTGTGAAAGATTTTATCGTGACGGAACGCGCTAAGATCCAAGCAATTGATGCTATGAACGCATTGCGTGACCTTGCTATGCATTCGATCATGAAGAAAATGCAGAGCCTTATCATCGCAGCCACTATCCCCGCTGTTGCTAACCAGCTTGCTTATACGCTTGCTGGAACATTGGCGCTTGTCGATATCATCGCAGCTAAAGAGAAACTCGATAGCGGGAACGTTCCCGATGATGGAACGCGTTCGATGGTGTTAGATAGCCCACAGTGGAACCAAGTTTTTAACATCACAGGTCTGACTAGCCGTGATTTCGTAACTGAGGGTTCTCGTGGTGGTCTGGAAACC